AAATACAGAAAGAGTACATACCAATCTTTCAAACATTATTGGTCACAGTATATGGAGCATACTTTGTTGGCAGAACTTGGGAGAAAGGTAAAAAAAGTAGTTAATAACTTTCTGTCTTGACAAAATCTTTTTTATATAATTTTACAAACATACTTCAGCAACCTAATAAAGTTGGACGGCTGTTGGAACAGGTAACTAAATTTTTCTTTTTTGCCTGGCTTTTTTCTTTTTTCTTTTTATCCTTTTTCTTTTTTCTTTTTAATTCTAATTTGTTATATTTATAAAATAATGGTTACATATATGATTGATAAAATTTTAAACTATAAAACAGTATCTATTAAAGACAAAATAGATAGATTATTAGAATTAGATGCTAATATGTATACAGAATTAGGATCTGACTCTACAAAGACAGAAAGACTAGAAGCTAAGAAAAAATCCAAAGTTATATATAGAGCAATTAAAACTTTAAATAAAGATCTTGGTGAGATGCTTTTAAAAAATCCATGCTAAGTGAGAAAACAATCTAGAAAAAATATAGTAAAAAAACTAGATAATGCCTTTAGTGAATTCATACGACTACGATACGCTGATGCACATGGGACTACCGAGTGTTTTACCTGTGGAAAAAAAGATCATTGGAAAAAATTACAATGCGGACATTTCCAATCAAGAAAACATTATGCAACAAGATGGGACGAAGTAAATTGTCAAGTGCAATGCTCGGCTTGTAATGTATTTAGATATGGTGAGCAATATATATTTGGAATAAATTTAGATAAAGACTTTGGAGATGGTACAGCTGATTCTTTACATGAAGCATCAAGGCAAGTTGTTAAATTTTCAAACGACGATTTATTAGAAAAGCTTGAGTATTATAAACAACAAATCAAAAATTTTTCTCTGTAATTTCTGTTTGTGATTGGAAAAGCCGGTGGTATTAATTTACTGCCGGTTTTTTTTTATTAAAAAGTTTTTATATATTTATATAAATTAATTTTATATGACACATACAGAAGATTTAATACGACTTAAAAATGCTAGGATAAAAGCATTGGAAAGTGAAGTCGAAAGACTTGAAAAGAAAGTAGAATTTTATGGAGCACAATTAGAAGTTTTAGAAGATGGAAAAGAACATATATAATAAGCTTTTAAAAGTGCAGAAAGAGATTGGAACTATTAGTAAAGAAGTAACCAATCCATTTTACAATTCTAAGTATTTTGATATTAACTCACTACTAAAGCAGTTAACACCATTATTGCAAAAGCAAAACTTAGTATTGTTACAACCTATCCAAGATGGTCAAGTTAAAAGTGTAATTATAGACACTGATGGTGGTAGCGTAGAGTCTTCTATGTTTTTACCAGAAATATCTGATCCACAAAAACTTGGTAGTGCTATTACTTATTACAGACGTTATACATTACAATCTTTATTAGCTTTACAAGCAGAAGATGATGATGCTAATGCTACTGTAAATGAAGTAAAAGACAATAAAAAATGGTTGAATCTAAATACACCAGAATTCAGTAAAGCAACTGAGTTTATTAAAAACGGTGGTAAAATTCAATCTATTCAAAGTAAATATAAATTAAGTAAAACAGTTAAAGACGAGTTATTAAAATGGCAGGACTAATAAATGTAAGTTTAGATCTAAGTAAAATAGACAAAACAAAAGTTAAAGACGGTAAATATCTAAATGCTATTGTAGCAATTGGAGATGACACAAATCAATATGGTCAAAATGCAAGTATGTATATTTCTCAATCAAAAGAAGAAAGAGAAGCTAAAGAAGCAAGAACATACATTGGAAATGGCAAAGTTGTTTGGAATGATGGAAACATTGTAAATGCTGAAAGAGTAGAGCAAGTAACAAACACAGAGCAAAATCCAGAAAGAAACGACATAGACGATTTGTTAGACTTTTAATCTACGGGGAGTTAACGCTCCCCTTTTTTTATGTTAGCCGAAATAAACAAACTACAAGAGAATATACTTGACATAAAATATGGTCGAGTAAAAGAAGGACTTAAAATTGATGTTACAGAAATAGATGAGCATTTAAGGTTTAAGCAAGGCAACTTTAATATAATTATTGGCCATGCTAATGTAGGTAAAACAACTGTGATAATTTATATGATGTTGCTTTATACTATTAAACATAAAATAAAATGGCTTGTTTTTTCTGCTGAGAATACTCCACAAAGCATAGCAAGAAAAATAGTGGAGTTCAAATCAGGTAAACCAATTACAAGAATGTCAGATGAAGAAATACAAGAAACTCTTGAATGGGTAAATGAGTATTTTAAAATCATTGACGTATCAGATGCTTATACTTATAAAAAATTATTAGACGAAGCTAAATTAGTTAAAAAAGATTTTGACTATCACGGATTGCTTATTGATCCTTATAATTCTTTAAATAAAGATAGAAACTTACTACGTGGTATAAACTCACACGAGTATGATTATGAAGTAGCAAGTGAATTTAGATTGTTTTGTAAAAATAATAAAGTATCTATTTGGTTAAATACTCACGCTGTAACAGAAGCACTTAGAAAGACTCACACTAAAGAACATGAATACGCTGGTTTGCCTTTGCCACCAAGTATGGCAGATGTAGAAGGTGGTGGTAAATGGGGTAACAGAGCTGATGATGTATTTACTATTCATAGATATACTCAGCATCCTACAGAATGGATGTACTCTGATATTCATGTAAGAAAAATAAAAGAAGTAGAAACTGGTGGAAGGCCAACTCCAATAGAAGAACCTATAAGATTAAGAATGGTTAGAAATAATGTTGGATTTGAATTTCTTGGTGTTGATATACTTCATTCTAATAATACTAATGTAAACGAACTTTTAGACTTCTAATGAGTGCTTGGTTAAAAATAGTAGCAAACGAACATGATCATTGGATCAGAATTATAAACTCTTTTGGCGAATATGACTATGCTGAAGATATTGTACAAGAAATGTATTTAGCTTTAGAAAAATATGCAAAGCCAGATAATATAATTAAAAATGGCAAAGTTAGTAATGGCTATGTATTTTTTACTTTAAGATCTTTATACTATCAATTTTATAATGCTAAAAATAAAATAAACAAAGTTAGTATAGATGACGTACAACTTGAGCATTTTAGTGATTTAGAAGAAAAAGAAGCTTATGATAAATTTTGTCAAACATTAGATAAATATATAGACAAATGGCATTGGTATGATCAAAAGCTGTTTAGATTGTACCGTGATACAGATATGAGTATTAGAAAACTTGCTAAAGAAACTGGAATAAGTTGGGTAAGTATATTTAACACTCTTAAGAAATGTAAAATAGATTTAAAAGAAAACTTTACTGAAGACTATGATGATTATATAAACGGAGACTATGAAAGAATTTAAAGGAGACAAGCGTACTAAAGCTTACAAAGACTGGAAAAAGAAATACAATAACGACTCTAAAGGAGTTGGTGATACAGTAGAAAAAATAACTAAAGCTACTGGTATTAAGAAAGTAGTTAAATGGTTAGCTGGTGAAGATTGTGGTTGTGATCAAAGACAAGAAGAACTAAATAAGCTTTTGCCTTATAAAAAACCAAAGTGTTTATCGGAATGGGAATTTAATTTTTTACACGACTGGTATGAAAGAAATACTAGTGTAATGACACGTAAAAATCAAATTGAGTTCTTAAAAATTTACAATAGAGTATTTAGTGACAAGAAAAAAATTAGCTCATGTAGTACTTGTGTAAAACAAATTGTGTTAGATTTAAAGAAAGTTTATCAAAAATACTTATGACATTATTTCAAAAACAAACATTCCTTGCAAATTACAGTTACTTAGCAACTCAACTTATAGATGTTATGGAACGAGCTGCAAATAGTAATTCAAAGAAAAAATATCAAAATGCAAAAAACCTTGTTGATGCACTCAATGAAGTTTATATGTACACAAGATTGCTAGAAAATGAAGAACAAAATGCTCAACAAAAATTAGTTATTGAGCGTACAGCTAAATTAAGAGCAGTTGAATCATTAAAAAAAATAAGAAAAGATGGGTGATATAATTAGTAAATACTTTGAGATGTTAGAAGATGGCGAATGGACTTCTAATAATACTAGAGAAAATAGAAAAGATCAAATAGTAGAAAATGTAAAAACATTATACGATATACGAGCTATAAAAGGTAAAAACCGATATGGTGTTACTATGGATCGTAATGACTTAAGTTTTTTAGAATGGTTAACACATTTGCAAGAAGAACTTATGGATGCTACAATATATTTAGAGAAACTTAAATTTGAATACAATGCCAATACCGACTCCAAAAAGAAATGAAGATAGAAAACAGTTCATGGCTAGATGCATGGCTGATCCTATTATGATTAAAGAATATAAAAATACAGATCAACGGTTAGCTATATGCGCAGTACAATTTAAAAAAAAATGAAAATAGATTATGCACAAATAGGCTTAGTAGGTATTTTGATTAGTATAATTTTTTATCTATTATGTAATTCATTGTAAATAAATTGTTTATATTTGTATAAAATAAATATAAATGAACACAAAAGAAATTACATTTTATGACGTTTATCTTACAGTTGACTATGACTATAGTCCTGAAGAACCAACAGTTTGGAGATACTCTAATGGTGATGGCCATCCAGGTAGTCCAGCTTACGTAGACATACTTGATATACGTGTACAAGATACAAGCATATTAGAAGTATTTAGTGACGATTTAATTGAAAAACTAGAAGAAAAAATACTCGATGAACATTCTTAAAGAAGCAGATAAAATAATCAATAA